AACACGCGGGGCGCGTTTCAGGAGCAGTTCAAGGTCTGGGCGGCATTGCGCTCCCGCGGGGGCTCCGAGGCTGTTGTTGCCGATCGGCTGGAAGGCCGCAATCTTCTGGGCGCCTACCTTCGCTCTTCCTCACAGACGCGGCAGATCACGAGCGACTGGCAAATGAGGGATACCCGCGGCGAGGTCTACGCGGTCAAGATTGTCGATGCCGTGACGGATCGCCAGTGGGTTTATTTGGAGGTTTCCACGGGAGTCGCCGCGTAGTACAACAATCGGGCCGATTTGGTGCTTGCAACACCGCATCGGCCCTGACCGAAACGACGATCACTGGAGGATCATCGATGGCTGACCAAGCTATATCATGCGCTAGTTGCGGCGCTCAATATCCAAAACGTCCCGGCAAAGGAAACCAGCGGAAGTTCTGCGAAGAATGCCGCCCCCGAATGTTGCGCGGTTGGACGGGCCCGGATGGGAAATGGGTAACGTCCAATAAGAAATATGGCGCTGAGGGCAAGTGTTGCGACTGCGGACGCACCTTTCAGGTTGCAGGCCCAAGCCAAAAGCGATGCGGAGACTGCCGCAAAAGAGACGCTAATCGGCGGAACCGGGAGTGGGTAAAACATTCTGGTTACGTCCGTCCAGAGGTGAGGTTACCAGTTGGCTCAACCATCACGTGCCCGATGTGCTCTGCACCCTTCGTCAAAGACGGGCGATGCTCTGTGTACTGCGGAGAATGCAGACCAGTAGCCCACCGGCACCGTTATAAAGACCCGGAGCGCAAGATGCGCGCCGCGATGTCTAAAAGACTTAGAAGGGCCCTGTCCGGCAGCAAGACAGGATCGTCATGGTTGAAATACTTCGACTACACAACGGCCGATCTTAAGCGGCATATCGAGAGGCAGTTCTCTCGCGGGATGACATGGGAGAACCACGGCGCGGTCTGGCACGTGGACCATATCGTGCCTGTCGCGTCATTCGACTTAACGGACATTGGAGAGGTGAAGCGATGTTTCGCTCTTACGAACTTGCGTCCGTTGTGGGCGGAGGCGAACCGCCGCAAGCAAGCACGGCGCACTCATTTGATCTAGCGCAGACCGGAGTGGCTGCCTGATGGCAATCAAGGCGAAGATGCTGGGCCGCGACAAGACCATGAAGCTTCTCAACGGCATCGTGCCAGAAGCTGAGAAAGAGCTGGCGAAGGCGCAGATCGAGGCGGCGCAGTCCGTGGCCAACAAGATCAAGCCTCGCGCCCCCGGCCCTCGCACCGGTGCCTATCAGGCCAGCATCCAAGCCGCGCGACTGGCAGACCGACCGAAGGAACGCGCCGTCGGTGGCGGTGCCTCGAACAGCAACACCACCGACCCGAACGCAACCGGCGTCTTCGCCGACTACATCTGGCGCTTCCTGGAGTTCGGGACGGTCAAGATGGCGAAGCGACCGCACATCTTTCCGACCTACCGGCAGGAGAAGCCGAAGATCCGGCGAAAGATGGCAGCAGCCGTCCGGAAGGCCGTGAAGAAGGCGAAGAGCAAGTAAGATGGCATCACCCTCCTTCGAGATTCAGGTGGCGATTGTCACGCGCCTGAAGGCGACCGCTGCCGTGACCGCCTTCGTTGGCAACCGCGTCTATGACAGCGTGCCGGACAACCCGGTCTTCCCCTACATCACCGTGGGCGAGGGGGACGAGACCAGCGACGATGCGGATTGCATCGACGGCCTCGAAATCTCGCTCGATATCGATGTCTGGTCCCGCGGTGTCGGCTTCCCCGAAGCGAAGAAGATCAGCGACGAAATCCGCAAGGCGCTCAAGACGCCGGAGCTGACGATCCCGACCAATGCACTCGTCTATTTCCGCCACCGTCAGACGCGGTTCCTTCGTGACCCCGATGGGAAAACGTCTCACGCGGTTCTGCAATTCGAGGCTTTTGTCGAGCAACCGGAAGAGGTATAAATAGCGAAGCCGCCGGGCATCTCACCTCCCGACGGCTTCTAACCAAGCCAACCTTGTCGGAGGTCAGATGGCTGAAGAAATGAATACCGTCACTCGGCGGTTCACGCCAGTGCAATGCGCTGACTGCTTCACTTCATTCGCGCCTACCAATTCCCGCCAGAAGCGTTGCCAGCCTTGCCAGTTCAAAAAGCGGCGAGCCGGGCAGCTTGCGCACAGGAACGCGAAGTACCATCGAGACAAGGACGCCCAGCCTATTCGGCTTTTGACGTGTGAACGATGCGGTGATGAGGTCAGATTTCAGGCGAGGAAACGCTTCTGCGAAGCGTGTAAGCCAATCGCTCGTGCTGCGAAGATGCGAGAGTGGGCACAATCGAACCCGGAGAAGGTCCGCGAGAAGGCGAGACTGCACGTCGAAAGGAACCGAGAAAAGGTTCTGGCGCGGAGAGCTGAGGCGAGAAAGATAAATAGAGAAGCGGCGCTAGCCTACTTCAGGTCCGAACGTCGAAGGAGCATGGTCAATGCCTGGGAGCGCGAACGACGCGCTGTTGATCCCGGGTACGACATCAGCAAGCGGATCTCTCACGGAATCAGGCTCTCTATCTCCTCCGGGAAAAGCGGGAGGAAGTGGGAGAGCTTGGTGGGGTACTCGCTTGACCAGCTTATGAAGCATATCGAGCTTCAGTTCGTGAAGGGAATGAATTGGCAAAATCGTGGCGATTGGCACATTGACCATATCCGCCCACTGTCATCGTTTCGCTTTGAAACACCAGATTGCCCCGGCTTCAAAGAGGCGTGGGCGCTCACCAATCTCCGACCACTGTGGTCAGGAGAGAACATGAGTAAGGGAGCCAAACGGCTTCACCTCATCTGACCACTGACCTATCGGAACAACCACTCAGCCGCCCTCGCAGGGCGGTTTTTTCATGGAGAAATGACATGGCTAAGGCGACTACGATCAAGTCTGGCAAAATCCGCATCATGCTTGGGGCAGCGGGCGTGGAGCCGATCGTTTATACCGCTCCCTGCGGCTTCACGCAGCGGTCCATCACACTCAATAAGGGACTGGAAGAAGTGCGTGTTCCAGATTGCCTCGATCCCGACGCCGTAGATTGGCTGGGACGCGACGCCACATCTCTTTCCATGTCCGTCAGCGGCGAAGGCGTTCTCGCAGAGGAGAGCGTCGAGACATGGCTGGACGCCTTCGATAACGTCGAGTCCGTCCCAGCAAAGGTCGAGTGGGAATTCCCCACGAAGACGATTACATGGACCGGCTTCATGCACGTCGAGAGCCTTGAAGTTGGCGCCGCCAACGCCGGACGCGCTACTCAGAATGTTTCAATGCAGTCTGATGGCGAAATGGTCAGGGTTGTAACGCCGGTTACGCCATAATGAGCAGAGACGGTTCCTGCGAGGTCGTTTTCAACGGCCAGCGCACCCGGTTCAAGCTTGCCTGGCGCGAGCTGATGAAGATCCAGGAGGCCTGCGATGCCGGGCCCTACGTGGTGCTTGACCGGCTGGTTACCGGCCGGTGGCGGCTTCAGGACATTTCCGAAGTCATCAAGTGGGGCCTGATCGGCGCTGGCGTTGACCAGGAACGCGCTCTCAAGCTGGTGGAGACCGAGGTGGAGGGGCGGCGTCCGCTCGAAAACCTCGTTATCGCCCAGCAGGTGCTCGGCGCTGGCGTCGTCGGCGATCCGGAGGAAGAAGTCGGAAAAAAATCCGAGGCGGCAAGTCAGGAGGAGGGGACGACCCTCTCCCAAACGGAAAGCTCCGATTTGCCGCCATCATCGGAAACGGCATCGTAATGGGGATGACGCCAGCCGAAACGCTGGCGTGCTCTCCGTTCGAATACCTCGCTGCTCTGGACGGCTTCATCGAGGCCAACGATCCGGAAGGCGACAAGAAGTTGAGCGAGACCGAGAAGGACGACCTCTGGGAGTTTATTCAAAACCCCTGATGGTCACTTCACCAGCTTCTCGGCTTCGAGCTGCTGCTGATAGGTGATGTATTCGTTATTCCGGCACCATTCGCGTAGCCGCTTGGCCTCGCCCAACTGCCACCCGATCTCTTCGCTGATCGACTTCTGACAGGCTTCCTTTTTTGCTTCCTCGCTGTCGCTCTCTTTCGGGATTGGCGGCGGCGTATGCTGTTGCGCGGACGCTGGCGGCATCCAAACCATAGCGGCTAGGGCCGCGCCGAGTGCTATCCTCAAGGGGTTCTCCATTGGCCAGAGACGACGAACAGCTAGTCCTTAGCATCAGCGCCGATATCCGCCAAATGCAGCGGCAACTGAAAACGCTGATCGGCCAGACGCAGCGCGATACTAAGGCGATCGAGGCTGCGTTTGGAGGGGTCGATAAAGCCGCTTCTGCGGCTTTCAATGGTGTAGTCGCCAACAGCAATAGAGCCGGGAAGGCAGGCGAAGATGCGGGGAAGAGGCTGGAAAGGGCGATGAAGGGGTCCGCTATGCAGACTTCGAACCTCGCAGCCCAGATCAACGACATCGGCGTGCAGCTTGCCGGCGGGCAGTCGCCGTTCCTGATCGCGCTCCAGCAGGGAACCCAGATCAACCAGGTTCTCGGGCAGGGCGGCGCGCGGGCTGCCGTCGGTGCTCTTGCCGGCGCCTTCACCTCGCTCATCAACCCTGTTTCCCTCGCCACCATCGCGATCATCGGCCTTGGCGGTTCCGCGGTCCAGTACTTCACCAGCCTCCTCTCCGACAGCGACAAGTCGGAGGAGGCGCTGAAGAAGCAGGGCGACCTTATTCGCAACATTGCCAAGGAATGGGGCGATGCCATCCCGGCACTTCGGGAGTATGCGGACGAGTTAGAGCGTGCTCGAAAGATTGCCGAACTCAAAGAGGGTGCGGTTATCGTCAATACCAACACTCTAGAGGAGGTGCGGGCTGCTATCGCTGATGCGGGCGTCGAGATTGCAGATCTTGTCAGCCAGCTACAGGGGGCCGGCGAAGAGACGGAAACCATCAAAGCTCTTCAAGATGCGTTCAGCGGTTTCACGGAGGCGGCTAACGACGGGTCTCTCAAGGTCGAAGATGTCCAGCGTGTGCAGGACGCTCTTGCGGCAGCAATAAACAGTTCTGGCATCCCGGCGCTCGGTAGCTTTAGCGATATGTTCGATCGCCTGTCGGCTGCCGCTCTTCGCGCCGCTGGCAGTGTCCAGAAGGTCAACGCTGAAACCGGTGCGGCAACTACCGCGCTCTATCCGACGCGTGGCACCTATGGCGGCGTTGAGCGGGATGCCGAAGGAAATATCCGGGGCGGCGGCTTTATGCTCCCGGAGAACGGACCGACGCCGGATCGCCGCCCGACCATCGAACTCGGTACTGATGATGGATCGAGAGCCGCGAAGAAGGGTGCCAGCGAACGCGAGAAAGCCGCTCGTGAAGCTGAACGCGAGCGCAAGGCCGTTGCTGATCTGATCGAGCAACTGGAGTTTGAGCAGTCAATCCTTGGCATGACGGACGCCGAGCGCGCGGAGGCCAACGCCCTTCGGCGTGCTGGTGCTGCGGCCACGGATGAGCAGAAGGCGCGGATTTCCGAACTGGTCGAAGCCACCTATGCCGAGCGCGATGCGATCAAGGCCAGCAAGGAGGCGATGGAAGAGCTGCGCTCGATCGGCCGCGATGTTCTGGAGGGCATGGTTTCCGACCTTCGGGCCGGCAAATCTGCCGCGGACATCTTCGCCAATGCTCTCGGCCGGATCGCTGACAAGCTAGTCTCCGGAGCCTTCGATAGCCTGTTCGGTGGGGCAGGCGGCATCTTTGGGGGCTTGCTCGGCGGTAGTGGCGGTTTTGCTGCTCTCCCGAAGGTCGGGCCGGTCCCTGCCGCTCGTGCGATGGGTGGGCCGGTCACTGCCGGACAGCCTTACATCGTCGGGGAAAAGCGGCCGGAACTGTTCGTCCCGAACGTCAGCGGCACCATCATCCCGAAGGTTCCCGGCGGATCGACCAGCATCAACTTTGCCCCGGTTATCAACGCTCCGGGCGCCGATAAGTCGGAACTCGCCGCGGTTCGCCGGGATCTGGCCCGGATGAAGGCCGAACTTCCCGGCACGGTTCAAGCCGTGGTCCGCGACGGACAGAAGCGCAGGACGATCTGATGGCAATCACCTTCCCGCGTGAGCTTCCGGACGTTCCTTACGTCACGGCCGAATTCGTGCTCGACGATCCAGTGCGCGCTTCCCCTTCGGGTGGTCGGCTGATCAACTACACGCAGATTGCCGATCCTGCTTGGCGCGCAACGCTGGTGACCAAGCCGCTGCTCTATAGCCAGTTTGCCGAGGTCGAGGCGTGGTGGCTGTCGCTGCGGGACGGCCTGCGCCGCGTGATGTTCCGGCATCCCCATGTCTGCTATCCGAAGAACCACGGGCAGAACAAGGCACCCGCAGATGATGCCGGGGCTATCGTCTCCGTCACGGGCGGGAACATCATTGCGGTTGGCAGCGTGAGCGAGGAACTGTCTCTTGTCGTCGGTGACCGTATCGGCCTTGAGAACGGCACCCGCCGCCATATCGGCCGCATCACGGAGGTTACCGGCACTGGCACGAACCGCACCATCACGATAGAGCCGCCTCCCTTCGCTGCGGTCTCTGCCGTTGGCACGGTGGTCCGGTTTGCGCGCCCCGGCCTGGTCATGCGCCCCGTTCCCCAAAGCTGGAGCGTCCAGCAGTCGGGCGGGCGCTATACCGCTTCGTTCCAACTGGTGGAGGGACAGTAATGCTCTCCACCGCAGTAAAGAACCTCTACAACGAGGGCCGCATCTCCACGCGGCAGATGATCCGGTTTCAGTTCGGGTCCGGCGTCTACGGCTTCATCGCCCGCAACGAGCCCCTGACGTTCGAGGGCGTCGAGTACAAGCCCTTCGGTCTGATCGAGGTATCGGATCTCGGAAGCGGGACCGGCACCACAGCTGACGGCAGCTTCACGCTCACATTGGCGGAAAGCCCCGACGACGGCCTGACGCCTGCGGTGCTCGTGCAGATCGAGAACGAGGACTACCGCGATCGGCCGGTGCGGGTGATGGATGCCCATTTTCACCCGGATACGGGCGCCCTGATCCAGGTGGAGACGGTCGCCCGGGGCTATCTCGACGTGATCGAGCACATCATTGATGACGAGCGCGGATACACGCTGATCGCCCGTTGCGAAGGGCGGCAGCTCGACTA